CCTCCTATGCTTGGCTCTGCAAAACCTCTCTCTTGTCTGAATTTACCTGAAGCACGAGCTGCTTTAAAAAATCTCCTAACACGATTCTGTTGTGCATTGGTACTCTTTACATCTCCTCTCTTATCCATGTCCACACGCCGCAGATCCACGTCGTAAGCCTGTTCAGGGTTTATATCAGATATCTCAGCTCCAGACGTTCCTGAGTCCTGTCTGGGGTCATATGTAGTGTCATAGAATCTTGCCATGATAATATTGTAGGAGAAAGAAATCATCCAATATAAAACAATGCTTGGTTCTAGTAAATTCTTAGGGGATTTCGTTAAAGATGAAATGAACTGCAGAGTTCTATCTCTAGAAGATTTTGGAGCTCCGATAGATAATGAAAATAATGATCTTCCTCTGTATGATATGTATAATCGAGGATTAGCAGTATGCCAACAGGGAACGAATGCAATGAATCTGGGTCAAAGAGACAGACCGGGATTGACGGGATATATACCATCCATGGAGGAGGGGATGAAAATGGGGGCATCAGTAAAACCCAAAACCCTCTTAATGGTATTAGACTCTCCGAATTCGGGAACCAAGAAGTGATAGAAGAGTGTACTGATGATTTCTGTCCAATGCCTGCACAGTTTTCTACTACGGAGACAGGTGGTACCTTACATTTCTTTGATCCTGTAGAAAAACCGATACACTATGCCGCTAGTTCTGTAGAGTGTATAGAAGCAATAGAGGCACAACTGACGCCAGAGGAATTTCGTGGTTATTTAAAAGGTAATGTGGCTAAATATATGTGGCGTGAACGTACAAAAGGAGGCAAAGAATCTTTACAAAAAGCTAGATGGTATTTAAACAAACTAATCGATTTAAATGCTTAGAGGTTCTTCTCCATCCTCTTCATCTAATTCTTCGTCTATAACTTCTTGAGCTTTAGTAGCTAAATCTAGTAATTCAACATCAGTAGGGACATCAAAATCAACCTCTACATTTTCTTCTGCCATCATAGATTTGAGGGCATAGATTTCCATTAATCGCTGGTGATATAAAGATAACAACGCAACATAAAGTTGATCCCATGTCATCTCTTTCGCTTTTATCTCAGCTTTCTTCATAGAAAACTGATGCTCTAACGGTAGTTGAAATGCTTTAGGTTCAACTGAATTTTCCATTAGTTGTTAGTACTTTCTACTCTTATTCTACGACTATCTATCAAAATCACCATAGGTTCTCTCTAAATATGTGTCAGGAACTACATTGGGATAGAGTTCTCTCGCATGATCAGCATACTCATTCATAAACGCACTAAGAATATAAGGATTTATTTTTTTCTCTAATTTAATTAAAGCCTCTATCTGAGCAGGGTGTCCTTGATAATTATTAGCTGCCATTAATAAAATACCGGGAAAAGGAGCCTCACTGACATCAACTTCCTCTATAAATAAATCTGTCTCCTCCTTTCTCCTTTCAAGTAAATGTCCTAATGCCTTATGATTCTGGTCATATACCCATCTGTTCATCTCTTCAGCTGCACAGTGATATCTTTGTCCTTCTAAATGATCAATAATTGTACTATATAAAAAAGGTTTCCATCCTATGGAATGAATAAAGGATACCAAGGCATTCTTCATACTGTTATCTAAACGTAGTTTTAACGTATCTAATTCTTCTTCAATAAGATGAATTTCATATATCAAATACTCCAAGGCTTTGTGCTTGGTAACCCGATGACCTAGTTTTACTGGAGTTGCGTCAGGATAATATTGTGTACCATATCCAAAAGTGTAAGGATACTCGCCAGTACAGGGATCTGGATAAGCTTTTTCATTATATCCTTCGTATTTACAAATTAAGTTAATTGCCTTAGTGTAATCGGCCATACAAAGTAATAACTATCTACTATTAATAATACCTAATTTTATTACCATTTCACCTTATGAGACCAATATCTAGCTGAGAACTTATCTGGATTTGCATCTTGTGCATTATGTCTGGCATAGTAAGACTTTTTACGTGCTTTATCTTTTGCTGTTTTAGGATTTTTACCAGCTCCTTTTACACCTTGCTGACCAAATCTTATAATCTTTTCTTTACCATCTTTACATGCTTTTACTACATGTGACTTAGTAGGATGTTTAGGAGTTCTCTTTGGTTTATTACACGCCATCTTATCTTTCGCAATCTTTGCGGCTGATGCTGCTTTTTTATATTTACTGGCCATTTTATTTAAAAGAAACTAGAAAAACCTTTTGTGAATTGTCCTAAAATTTCACTTCCTTTTTTAGATTTATAATCTTCCTCTTCATCATCATAAGGCATTCCTAATGAAAAATAACTACTTCCACTCTCATTATCGTCTTCATCATCCTCTTCTTGTTTTTGTTTTCCTAAACCGAACATATTATCATCATCACCTGCAAACCTACTGACAGTGGCGAAGGCTTCAAAGGGATCTTTACCAAAATCAGAACCTAAACCTCCTAAGTTAAATGTTCCTTTTTCTCCTACTTCGGTTAATAATGTTTGAGTAGAAGGATCTAAATCAGGGAATACATTTTCATAGAATTCATCCTCAGTGCCTTCATATCCAGCACTTTGAAATGTTTTAAATAATTGAGTCGTGCCCTCTAAAGTTGCATCTGTCTTATAATCTTCTTCTCTCTGTATATATTCAACTCCGAGTAACTCTTGTGTAGGCTTTTCTCTCTTTTCATTAAGGAATTTTATCTGTGCTCTTATATCGGCAGCACTACCTGTTCTAAAAGATTCAGATATATAGTTTTTTAAATCTGAAAAGTCACCCTGAAAATCTTTAATTAGACTTTGACCATCTGATCCAGTTAGAGCTGCTTCCCAACTCTCAGGGACATTAGGATCTAAACCCTCTAACATGTCATCAGCGTATTCATCAGGTTTTACAAACTGTCCAAAGATATTTGGCTGATTACCTGCCTCTTCTACTAACTTAGGGAGAATATCTTTGTAGATGTAATCCTTAACCCGACCTGCATTTATGACATCTTCAGCCGGATCAAAATCATATGCAGTTGTACCATCAGGATTTTTTGTTTTATTCTTACCTTTAACTTGATAATGCAATCTAGCAAATTGATCTTTCTTACTGACGTCGGCACCATATCTATATATTAATTCGGCCCATGTTCCTTGCCCTGGATTTAGCTCATCCGCAATCTGATTAGGATTGTTTTTGGCTTTTTCCCAATCTTCTGCCACGACTTTTCTTTGTTTATCATACTTCGCCTGCAAAGTCTCATCGTCCCCCGCCCCCTGTGGATCAAAATAGAAGTCACTATCAAAAAGCTTTCCCCCTGCTTTAGTTGCTCTTAAAGCAGCTACATCTGCTTTAATCTGATCATGAAAGTTGTCTGCATGTAGCTGAGCCACTTGATTAACTGCGTTCACTAAACTTTGAGTTTGAAAAGGATTCTGTTCTTCTTCACTAACATCTAAGTATTCAATAAATTCATTCATAGATCTTGATTCATCAAATCTTGGTTTTAAATAATCATTTATGTAACTTTGTGCAAAGGATTTTTGAACGTTAACTATTTGTTCTGCCGCTTCCTCTGCTTCCTCCGCTGTATAACCTAGTTCCAAATATTCATCTTCAAATTCTCCATATTTTTTTTGTATAGAATTTTCAAACCAGTTTTCCCAGTTATAAACAACATTATTATTTACACCCGTAACCCCACTAAGTTGCTTTTCTAATGTTTTACGATCAAAACCACTATCCTTACCCATAAAAGGTAGATAACCTCCTATACCTGAGTCACCTAATAGAGAATCAGTGAGCGTTTTATTCACATCCATAATTTCTCCAAAGGTACTAAAGGAGTTATATAAACCTAATTCTTGTTCCTTAAGTTTCGCTCTTTTAAGTTCATTGATCGTGTCCGTTAAAACATTCTGAGTCAATGCCCCAAATTTCTTTGTTTTTAGTAAAGCCTCCTCTCCAACAACACCTGTTATTTGATCTTCTAAATCAGTTATATAATAATTTTCATTATCAAAATTTTTAAGGTACTCTTTTTCTTCGTCAGTACCAATATTCCTATATACTAATAAAAATTCATCTGCATTATCGATATTCAATAATGGACCAGCTGCATCAACAAATCTATTAGGTGTACCATCTCTTTTAGCTGCTATTGCTGTTTCGTAGGCATCTCTTACATAGTCAACACTCTTGATTAATTCAGCTGGATCATCTTTTTCAATCTCCAACATCTTGTCTCTGTACATTTGTATCTCAGCATCTGTAGGAGCTTCCTCCAAATAACTTTCTGCTTCATCGAGAGGATCAGCAGCATTACCTCTTACCTCTCCGACTCCA